CGGTTGTGCACTAAGACTTCATGATTTGTTAGGTCGGTAGTAGACCAGGAAACAGTCATCACGTCAATAGACATAAACCTCCGTCCGTCGTCACCAACAGCCGAAACTGCTAGTGCGACTAGGCATTGTTGTAAGAGTGGCTTTCGGCACACTCAAGCAACACCACGGTTCGGTTCATACCGTACGTGCGACCATGACCTAGTACCGCCAAACCTTCAAAATCCATTGCATCAGCTTCGAAAGGAAGGCCCTACGAGGGCCTTTTAAGTGTCGAAATGAGGGTAGGATCTTCAGGATCTATCTTCACAGATATGTAATCATCCGGGGTTGCAGCTCCCGCAGCTGCACCAGACTTTATATTCTTTTGAGTCTGGGCAACCAGCGTGCGCAGCTCCGGATCAAAACGCATCTGTGGCGGCTTAACAAAGCGCCAGTTCTTTGGCATCCCCTTTTCATCTGTGGGGCCTGATGTCTCAACGGTATACGAACAGCACCCGTCGACCACGTCAATCTTACGACTGGCGTCAGCCGACGAGCTCTGGGATACGCGACAAGAATCAGATTCTCCGGTTAAACCGGAGTTATTACAAGTAAGAGGCATCATACCATTCCACCTGGTCGTCGCCCCTGACGGGGCGGTAACCACGTTAACTGGTATAGACGTAATACTTGAACCCACAATCCCGGTCGTCCCAGGTGACAAAGCAACAGACTTGACATTTACGTCAAGTCCGGCGGTAGCCCCCTGGACCGGAACGAACCCGGTTGAGGTAATAGCGCTCAACCCACCAACTGTTGAGATGTCGGTAGGCATCACACCACCACTTTGACCAGACACCTGTGCGACGGTAACTTTCGCTATCCGTCGAAGATCCACAGGCTGGGCAATCGGATCCACTGTTGAAATTTCGCCTGTCTTAATATCATCCGCAAGTGCCTGCAACTCGGCAACTGCACCAGAACTAAGTCTGGGAGCAAACTGCCGAAGGCACAACTGTAGCGGGTTAGACGTAGAACCACCGCGTTGATAGAACTCAATACGGTAGTCCATATACAACTTCCCATAAGTAGCAGAAGCCGTATTATCCACAAAGACAAACGCAACCACTTGCTGCACATCCCTTTGATCTACGGAAGTCTGGGAGTCACCAGGATCTGTATAATATGCATTAAACAGTCTGGGACACCGACCAACCGTCACGGACGCCGGTTGCCATACCGGAGTTTCCATGACATAGGGTAGATAAGATGTTTGTACGATGGTGGGGGCTGTATTATACAGACCCCCAGGATCAAACTGAACACCCACAACAACACTAGCCGACGTTGCAGTACTAACGCTTGGGACATAACGGATTCGAAAAGACGAAAACCGATATACCGAAAACATAGTACCAAACAATCCAAGCTGCCCGTTCCCTAACGTGGCAGGACTAATGGTGCAGAGGAAAGTAGAGTTGGTGGTTGATGGGGAAGAACTGAAGGCATAGCCACTCGATGAACCGGTACCAGCAACTCGGACGTATCCGAGTAGCTCAGAGCCCGCAATCTCAGTCCCGGGGCCCAGAGCAGGATCGTGAAGATCCCTGAACTGGGCTCGTCGAAGAGAAGTACGGACGGTGCCGACACCAGACGGTACAAGAGCTGTACCGACAACGTTAGATCCAAGAGAGACACGACCATTTCGACCTTTTCCTTTACGACGGTTGACGCGTGATGCTTTACGTTGACCCATTGTATTGGATCCCTACTGGGCAGTAGGGACTGTACATCAGATGAAAGGCGATTACGAGGAAGTAGGATCCCATTGTCTCTGGCCAGTGAATTTGCTCAGCTGGCTACGGAACGTAAAGATCCCACCCCAGGTAAAATTGAAGCTACGGAACGGACCCGAAACCGTGCAGTCTCTCGACACTCCGAAGAAGTCATTCACCCGACCGTGAACAAAGTTCACAGGCCTGTAGAATAATTGTCTCCTTGGTACGGAAATATTGAGGTCCCCAACGTCAGCTGGGACCACCGTTTTGGTTTCTTGATCATCTGACCCAATCAACTCGTCTCCAATATGAACAAGGACATCGTAGCTTTGGAAGTCCTTTAGCGACATCGGCGCAACGTGCATACGCCTTCGCTTTATAGTGAAGAAGAGTTTTGAACCTGTAACCCGATCGGCCTCGGACTCAGAATCCGGAGGATCAACAGGTGCATACAAAGCAGATACGCACCTGACCAATTGGGGTCGACGTACAGGCGTCCAAGATGAGGAAAGTGGAACGTCCTTCGGTTGGACAACGAAGACACCACTGGGGTGTTTCGTCCACTGGAATTGACGAGCCCCTGTCCGGGATTTGACAGGCGCAGAAGTCAGATCAGCCAGCCGCGAGGGGCTGATCTCATTGTTCTTGATCATGTTCATAGACTCCCTCATTACTGCCTTCTGCAACCGGGTGATATGGTTGCAAATGCCATAAGAAGAGAGATCCACCCCAAGACCCCCAGCCAAGATAGGCAGACCAATATTGATAAGCCCATCCTTAGTACACCTCCGGACCCAGTCCGTGTTATACATAAGAAACCTTGCATAAGCACGCGGTGGGTTATGAGCAGATGACAAGACGAGATCAAGGACAGTATTCATGGGAAGGGTCCGAGCTTCATTCCGACCTGTGACCTTGTGCTGGCCTATCAATAGACCTGACGCAAAATACTCGATCTTCGTAAGCTGGATACCACCATAAATACCCCTCAACTTATTCTCAACCATGTCGCTAACCCGATCAACAGAAGTCTGGGAGATCCTGTAAAGCTCAGTATTAATGGTGAAAAATGACGAATGGAAGTAATTCTTCCCAAGGCTTTTCTCGAAGCCAAAAGTCGGGATAAAACTTGACCAACGACGATACTGTTCCTCATTGCAAACTGGGAACAGAATATCATCACCATTAATTTGAGCCATACCATTCCAAAGCCGAGAAACAAATGCAGCCTTGGAACAAGGGTGAACACCGAACGAGTCGTAACTCATTCGGCGGAATGCCATGATAAGGCAGGCAAAGTTCGCCAAACACAGGAGTGGGAAGGATAAAATCGAGCCCATAAGCTGTCCATTTCGCTGCGGAACAGAAATCATCAACGGCTTACCAGTTGGAACAGGTAAGCCATGTGAAACACAGTCAGCAGGAGACGGACACTGAGATCCCTCGTAAACCAGATGTCCACGGGACAAAAGCGACCGAAAAGCATTAGGAACCTTATACAGCAAAGTATCAGGAACCTGTGCATCTTCAGCCGGGACAATATCAGAAAACGGGTCCAAACCAACATCGAGATAGAACTGATTACGAATGTAATCCATCCTGTTACAACGCGGAACAAACCCAGAAGTCTGATACCTGGAATACGGCTTATATTTGGCTAACACACGCTCGAATATTGCCAACGTAACTGCAATATTGAGCTTATCCGTTGCGGCAGAATAATCGCCGCTTACCCAACCCAGCCCATGGCCAAAGTCGGTCGACAACGGTCGCCCGTCGCCCCGATTGACCCAATGGGGGGAATAAGCCTGTGAAAGCTGATTTGCAAGAACCCCGACGTCTACCGGCATACCGATATACGTGAACATCGGGAGGGTTCGCAGGTAACTATGCAACTTTACCTGTAGACCCTTGGCAAGCCACTGTGGAGACTCAGGCCCCTTCGTGATCACACGGAGCTTGAGAGGTTCAAGGATACCCTGGACCATCCAGTCTGCACCAGTCCCCTTAGAGAAGAGACTTGCGTAAGCCTCAATCTCCTTGAAGACCGGGTACATAACCGAAGGGTGAGAGTAAACGGAAGACGCCATCTCATCCATACCGACAAAGACATCCTCCTGAACACCTTCTTCCTCCAGGGAATGCGATAAATCGTAAAGATACGAAAACGCTCCACCCCCGCTAGCTTTCGAATGAAGGCTGGCAGAAGAGGACGGCATCGATACTCTATGATAATCGTAGAGGTCGTCAAAATTGAATGAGAAACCCTGAAGGAGTTCATCCACAATCGACTCAATCTCACCAAGAAACTCATCAGAGAGGGCTTTTGGCCCCGAGGAGAGGATCTTGGCATGATCCGCCAATTTCTCACTAATCAACTCTGCGGGAAGTGCAGCACAAGCGCGTTTGACCTGAGATAAGCTCCAGCCCAATTGCGCACGCCAAGCAGCGCTGCGATGACAGCTTAACAAAGAGCAGACCAGGCGTTTCAAACGTCCTGTCAAAATCTGCTTAAAGTCTGCCGGAAACTCTGTCTGGTCCAGTCCGCGGGCACCCGCCCAGGCACACCAGGCCTTCTGGAGCTTCACACTTCCCTTCAAACTTTTCTGACTTGAGCTCTCTAACAGAACGAGATTCCTGTAGAGAGACTCCCACAATAGTTTTCCAGAATGAACGTTTTCATTCCACAAAGCATCACGCCAATCCGCAAGAACCTCGCGGATACCGTTAAGAAACAGCAAAGGGTAGACCAACCGGTCGCCCAGCATGACCCACTCATAAGTACCGAAGGAAAACCGGCACTTCACAAGCGGTTCAAGCTGTGGGGGGACATCCCCCCCAGCAAAGCTGATGCAGGCTGCAGAGATATCACAGTCATTTGGATCTGAAGCGAGCGCTACCAAGAAATCTACGCCCCACGAGGCTGTCCTTTTCTCCCAATCGGATTGGAAGAGCCGGACGCCAAGCGGGGTAAGAACCTTGGACGTAGCACCCT